AATGTTCCCGTACTTAAGTTTGTATATTTTGCAGTAAAACTTGCGCCACCCGTTACCCGTATTTTTCCCGCATCACTCGTTGGGTCATAGTAATAATTTCCCGAATCAAGTGCGTAGTTTCCTAAATCAAAATTGTAAAGATTTTCGTAATATGTATAGCCGTCAAATGCTATGTGTGTTTGTGTTGCTCCAACTTGTGCGTAAGTAGTGCCGTTATACCAATAAAGTTTTAGTTGTACGTTTACTCGTTCATTCGTTGGGTTTGCTATTGCAGTATTTCCACCCGATGAACAAGCCAAAAAACTTATGTATTCTCTTATGTATGCGCTTATGTCATACAACGTATCAATGTTTGTTGGCGAAGGTATTAACTTGCTTAACGTGTATGTTGGTGTTCCGCCAAAAGTTGTAGGACTTAACCAAATTTCCAACTTTGAACCAATTTGTGTTGCTTGTGCTATTCTTACTATATACGGAGACCTTGCGAATATGTTTGCCATTATTTCTTTTCGTTTTTAAATTGTGTGTCTTTAAATAATTTTAGTGCATCCAAACCAAACTTTTCTATAAGTTCTTCGGGCAATCTTTTAAATGCTTTTTCAAATGGTGTAGTAAAAAACAAAGAAGGTTTAATACCCGAAAAGTAAATGCTTCGTGCCATCAAAAACTTTAATGTTTTTCTACTCATAAATTTCCCATCTTTGTCTCGTGGTGCTAATCCTTTTCTAATTATCCACTTATCAAGACTTCGTCTTAATCCGCCTTTATCCCCCGAACCACTTCCAAACTTGTATGGTGAATTTGGTGCTTTTTGAACTCCGTAGTTTTTCGATTCTTTTGGTAAAGCATTTGGGTTTTTACCTTTAACTCCTTTGTCTTGAAACTTTCCATAATCGTTCATTTCAAAGTCCATACTAAAACTATTCGGCATCGCCTTAACGTTTCCCTTTAAACTTTCGTAAAGTCCTTTAGATGCGTTTTTTTTGCCCCGTATTAAATTCTTCTTTGCCTCGTTAATAACAAAATCACGAAACCTTTCAAGTTCTTTTTGTAATTCAGATTGTTGCATCTTAACAAATTGTCATTTGGTTTGGTGTTACTATGTCAATTGTCATTGTCCAACCCGCCAAATAATTCTCGAACCTTTCAGTAAATGGTTCTAAAGTAGCCGTGCCTTCAACTTGAAATAAATCATACATTAAAGACCCACGTTTCATAATGTCGTACACTCTATTTAATACTGCGTGTTGAGTATTCAGCACATCAATTTCATTATCGTTACCTAAAAACACATCGGTTGTTAGAGTCTTTGATAGATCAACAACATCCATTGCGATAAGGCTTACATTCCACGTTGTAGTTTGTTCGTCAATTGTACAACTATTAACCATTATGTGAATCAATGGAAATATTGTTTGCTTTGCTAAATCTACTTTGAAAATGTCACCTTGTGTTATTGTGTTTACAATTGCATCTGAATCAAAGTGCGTTTTTAGTTTGTCTAATAAGTTATAATAACCCGTCATCTTCTATATTTTTTTAATTGTCTTTGTTCGATTTCTTGCTTTTGTTTTTCGAAGGTGAGATAAGTGAGACATTCAGTAAGTTTGAAGTTTGTGACTTCGTTAAATTTTGTGAAATTTCCGTTCGCAAGTTGGTAAACGCTTGAATACCATCCCCAAGATTTTCCAAATTGAGTCGCTTCGTTATATTCTCCGCCATCTTCGGATTCCTCATTGCTTCCGTCTCCAAATAAGAAAGCGAACTTGCTAATAATTCTGCTCCTAAATTCCAAAAAAAAACACTTGAACTTATCGCTATGTCAACGGGTGCAAACTTCATTAGGTCTTGCATTTCGGGCATTGGTGTGTAATCAATTATTTCGTATTTATCTTTGAACTTAAATTTGATTGGTCGGTACATTACCGCCATTGCCTTGTGATAAGTATCCCACTTTTGTAGATTGTTTTCCAAGTCTACATATTCACCGAATGTTATGTCTTCAAGTTTTGTTATGAATCCAAATTCTTGACTTCCGATTTTAAACGTTGGTTGAAACTTTGGCTTTTGCTCAAATAGACTTTTAAAATGTAGAATCAATTCGTTAAGACTGGTCAACTTCATTTTTACGATGTCCTTAAATTCAAGACCGCAAAATATCTGCACCATTTTTTGTGCGATAAATTCATCGTCATTACTTCCTTCTTGTGACTTTAAGAATTTTTGGTATTGACTTAATGTGATTTCACTTAAAGTTGTAGGTATCTCAATTTCTAACTTCATATGTATATAATTAATTATTCGTGTTTTTGTTGTGTTCGTTTTTTTGTATGTAATCGTATGCTTCTTTTAACATATTAATATCTCTAATATTCCGCAGATAGATTCTAACCTTCACACCTTTTTTTTGGTAGATGTAAATCTGAACCGCTTGCATCATTATTTCTAAATCGTTCATCTAATAAAGTATTGTCCTCGTGTTGGGTTGTCAAGTTGATATGAGACTGCATATCGCAATGCATCAATGGCGTGATTGTGCTTATCTTGTGGTGTTTTTGACTTTTTTTCCAACCAACAATAGTTGTTAAGTTCTTTAATTAAGTCAACGCTATCTTCACTCACTATTAAGTCGTAGTCTTGTAGCAAAGTTATTCCGTAGATAACCGAATCCGCTCCTTTGATTGTAGCCACAACATTATTACCTAAAGCATTCAACTCACTTATTAATCGTGGTTCTGAATTGTCACCTACTATTAAATTCTTTTCGGCATAGTCTGAATTCAATCTTGCTATTTGGCTTGTGGTTAATGCTTGTTTATAATAAAGTAGTTGAACGTAAATGATTTTATTTGTCTTGTCAATGTTTGTTTTAACCAACGTGGTTGGGTCGTTGCTGAAACCATAGTCTTGACCGAACACACTTACACCAACTTCTTTAAATTCTCCGACTCGCCAGTTGTTGAAGATTACCCCTTCCGCCTTGTCAAGCCAACCACCAAGTATTGTGTGCTTATACTTTTCGGGTCTTCGTTCTTTTATGATTTGAACTTGGTTTAAGAATGACTCGGAAAGGTTTTCGATGTTATCCAAGTACGTTGTGTGTATGTAGGTTGTATCGTTTTTTATTAGTGTTGAGCCTTGTTCTATTCCTTTGCTTTCAAAGAACTTGTCGTATATAAAATGTTCTTTTGTGGTGGGGTTTAAAATAAGGATAACTCGGTTTTGTTTTGTCTTGTGCCTTATGGATAAATCTATTTTATCGAAGGTGTCTTCGTCCGTTAATTCTTCGGCTTCGTCAAGAACCCACGTTGTGACACCTTGCAAAGACTTTAAGTTTGCCGTCTGCGTTCCACTACTTGTTTTGATTCCTTTGAATATTATTTTGCTACCCGTGACGATGTTTATTATTTCGTCTTTTGTCACGATGAATTGGTCTTGCATTTTCATCAACTCTATCTTCTCTATAAATTCGGGGATAATTGAAATGGATGCCGAAACTAAAGTATATCGTGTAAACAATACGATGTGTCCGCTTTCGTTAGTTAGCAGAAGCAAGAAGGTTGTGACACTAAAAGACTTGGACGAACCACGACCCCCAGTTACAATGAAGTATCGTGACTCGCTTCCAAGATAGTTGAACTTTTTATTTAAGGCTATCAATTTTGAATAGGTCTTTGACATTAAAGTCTGAAACGCTCAAGTTTGTATCGGTAGTTTGTTTAGGTTGTCCAAATGCGCTATCCATAACCGCCTTGTATGCGTTCACATCGCCTTTACTTGCTTTAACCAACATCGCCAATGTAATCATTTCTTCTTGGCTTAATTCTTCAACTTCGCCCGTGAGTCCGTTTTTTTGTTTGGTTATTAAGTCAAGATATTGCCTTGCAATTGTGCTTCGGTTCTTGCTCCCTTTTGGTCTGCCATTTGGATTTGCATTATTGCCTTTTTCAAATGGTTTTAAATTTTCTTCATTTGCCATTTTTTCACGATTGATTCACGATTGATTTTTTATTTTCGTTTTGTGTTTTCCTTCTTAAATTTCTTAAAGGTTGTGTAATTTCTAAATGTTTAATATTGGTTTCTATCCATTCTTTGTTTGCTCCTTTTTTATTTAAGTATGCTATTGCTTCAGTCAACCGCATTTTCTTCACCACTTAAATTTTCTTCTTTGTATTCGTTATAAATTACTCTAACCTTGCTTACCAAATCTCTTAAACAACTGGCGCAAGAAGAAGGAACTAAATTTTGTTCTAACACCCTATTGTTAATTGCAATAAAACTTAATTGTTCTTCGCTTGTCAAGGTGTCCGTGTTTTTTTCAAAGTATGTGTCTAACGTGTTAAATTCTTCTTCGGTCAAACACTTTGGTTTTGCGTATGGAAATAACTTATTTAGTTTCTCTTTTCTCTCGTCACATCCGCAGTCTTCACCCATAACAAATTTAGCAACCTTATCAATTCCCGTTGCTTTTGTAATTTTTGCGATTGTATCGCCTAATCCTTTACTTTCAGTTTTCATTTCTTTTTTTTTATTAGTTCGTAATCCTTGTTTAAAAAGTCTTCGTAGTCTTCCCCTACATTATTCTTAATTCGTCTTTTGCACGTTTTTATTGTGTTGAATATACTTGTAACACTTATATTGGTTTCTGCACTTATTTGTCTTAAACTTTTGTCCGTGTTTTTGTAAAGATCAAACAATTTTCTATCATACCAATGCCAATTGTCGCACTCACTATCCACGTTGTTTATTAGGTCGTTGTAAGCTTCGTTTTCTTCGGTGTTGTTTTCTTCTGCTAAATTGTAAACATCCTCTAATGATATAAATGAGATTTTGTTCTTTTTGTTTATGTGTTGAAGGAAAGTATTCTTGAGAGCCAACCACATATAACCTTTACTGATTTGTCCGTCTTTGAATAGTTTTTCTTCGCTACTCCATTTGTACAACATTATGTAAGTTTCTTGCACAATGTCTTCAGCAAAGAAGTATTCGCCAAATGAGTTTACCATCTTAACCCACTCGTTATGATGCTTCGCAACCTTTGTTAACCATTCCAAATTTTCATTGTTTAGATATTAAGCAAATGTATGATTAATTTTTCAACAATAAACAAACGACTTTATTAACAATTAGTTGTGTGTAAAGAAAAAGGCGCAAACAATCAAGTCTGCGCCTACATTTTTAACTGGAAAATTTTATTTATTTATGTAATAATCTATTTTTTTAAGTGTTGAAAGTGAAACATCTTTACCTTCCAAGAAGTTTGTGAGTTGGAAGAAGTGAAAGGTCACCCCATTGCTTTGAATTTCCTTAACGATGTTGTTTCGTTTTTTAAACGCTAAAAGTTTGTGTACTTCTTTACGCAATTGTTCGTCTTGTATGTGCATAATTAAAATGGTAAATCATCATTATCGAAATTGCTTTCGTGTATAATTGTTTGCTTTAATGTTCCGTTAATTTGTGGCTCATTATTTTGAATTTGTGGCTCACTCTTTATGTAAGGCTCACTAAAACTTGCTGAAAAGAATTTAAGACCTTTTGCAGATGTTTTAAGCCATAACGCTACTTCCATTTCTTTACCATTTACATTTACTTTTCCTTTGTAATCGGGATGGTTTTCCGCTTTTTTGTTTTCGTTCTTGAAAATTGCACCCGTGTTTAATTTTGTTTCCATTTTGTTTTGTTTTTAAACGTTAATTATTATTATAAAATTCTATGTGATTTAATATTGTTTTTAATTTGCAAATTGTTCCGTTATAAGTTTTATTTTCTCCAAACCATTCTTTTTGTTTTTCCCATTTATCATATAAAGCATTTTTAATATAATCTTCTAAATCTTTTGCGTTCTTATATTTCTTTAAATAAATCACTTCTATATCTTTAACATTAAATTCTTTTTTAATCCAGTCTTTTCTTAAAGCAATATTGTTTGTTATTCCAAATTTATATTGTGGACAAGTTGGTAACTTAATATTATCTACAATAGTAGTTGTAGTATTTCTTGAAGATATTACATAAAAATAATTTCTTTGTTTATACATTTTCTATTTGTTTTGTTTGTATTCGTGTTTAAGTCGCTCCAAGTAAAGAACAAAGTCCATTGCCTCCTCTTGTGCGTGTGTAAGCCATTCTAACGTTGTTAAATCTGTTCGTTCTAACGTTGTTTGGTATTTCTTTATTCCCGCTTCTGAACGTTCTTTAAAACGAGCCATTACGCTTAATACGTTTTTGTCTTTTATTTGTATGTCCATAGTTTTAAAATTTACCCCTTCCCGTGAATACTTGACAATTTAATACTTCTTTGTTTATGTAACAAAAGTAGTTCCATAGTTTTTTCATTGATCTTTTCATATTGCCCAAGTTATAAATTTTACAAAACCTACAATTGCAAAAGTGTAAACTACAATTGTAATAATTGTTGCTAATGTTTTTTCTTTCATATTACTTCGTTTAATAAATTATAATATATTCTTGCTTCTTCAACTTTTTCTTGTATTGCCCAAATGATTGTTTCATCCCTTTCAACTTTAAATACTTTCACTTTGCGATTGTCGGGGATTTGGTCAAAGTTGTGCTTCTTTTGTACAAAATCTCTTATTTCTAAATCTTCATCAATCACTTTGTGTTTCCAATGTTCCCTTCTTACTTCGTCTTCTACAATTTCTATTGGTGTATTGATTAAGCAATAACATAACAACGCTTCAGTCTTGCCCGTTAACCAAAGGTATCCTTGCAATTGGAAAAAATATGCGGGAGTCGGTATTTCAGTTTCAAAAAATGGAAACGTTGATGCTTCGTAACTGCATTTGACATCTAAAAGAATGTCGTTTGTGTTAACATCGGGTGTTCCAGTTATCCAATCATTTTGAAAATGTTCTTCGTTCTTAAAAATAAAGCCTAATCCTAAAACATCATTTACCAAAGCAATGGCTTCATCCTCGCATTGTAATCCCTTGTCGGTGTAACGTGAACTGAATTCTTTTTTAATGCCATATTTGTGTTCTAAAACAAGTTCTTGGATGTAACTCTTTGCCGTTTGACTTAATAGTTCGGTCTTATTGCGTGGAGCGGTCATTAACCGCCCCAATGCTGAACAACGTATCTTCATATTGCTAAAGTTTTTAATTGTGCGGGAGTCAAAGAATAAGTTGCGACTAATTGCTCGGTTGTAAATTCTCCTTTACCTATTGCATCAATTGCTTTTTGAAAACGTTCATTTGTTATCGTTGGTTTCTTTGGTTCGTGTTTTACTTGTTCGCCACTTGCATCCATATCTTTTTCAGAAACAATCCCCAAAATCGAACTCAAACAATACCTACGAAAATAGGTGCAACCGCTCCCGAAAGATTGGTATAAATTCATTTGCTTCAATTCAATTTGTGGAATCAACGTGCTACTTTCTAAACTTTCACCGCTTTCAACGTGAAATAGAATGGTCGCTAAATAGTTTTCACCATCCCGTGAATTAAGAAGTTGAGTAAATCCAAGTCCGTTTTTCTTTAGTAATGGATTAATTACTTCAAGAATTTTTGGCAAGTCTGCGTAGGTATATCCATACCCTTGAGTTGATTTGTGGATAACTGGTACTTCTTGCTGAAATTGTGCGAGTGCTTTAAATAAGTGTTTCATAGTTTTTGTTTTTGCTTGTTATTAATTATGTTTTTTATTTGTTTTCTTCTTTCAACCATTCAAAAGCGTTTTTGCGATTAATTTCGTATTCTACATTATCAATTTGGTTTTGTTGGTTGTCTAAATTTTGAAGAGTCCAAAGTCTTATTCGTGTATCAAACCAAATACGTTTTGTCTTTGTTTTGTTGTCGTGTGCTTTCATAGTTTTAGTTTTTTTTAGTAATTAAATTAAAAATTTTCTATTTGGCATTCTAATTCTCTTATTGCATCTTCTATATTCGTGTCAAATTCATCGGCAAAACTTTCCATTTCATCAGTTTTTTCTTGGAATTCGTAGCCTTTTTCGCTCTCTTGCCACTTTTCGCTTTTTTCGTCAAATTGGTCTATCCTTATTTCCATTATGCCTTGTAATTCTTCTGCTATTTGTTCTTTCAAAAATTCCATTTTTTCAAGTAACTTTTGAACTTTTTTTAATTGTGCTTTCATAGTGTTTGTTTTTGTTAGTAAATAATTATATGCAAATCTACAACCTTTTTATATTTAAAACTAATTAAATTAAAAAAGTTATTAACAATTTACATTTAAATTTTCTTTAACTGATAGTTTTTTATTATCCAAGTGTCTTCTTTAAAAGCAAATTTTCCGTCTAATTCACCTTTTTTTTTAAAGGTTTTTAATTGGTTTACTTCGTGTTTTGATAACATTCCTTTTATCCACACCTTGCTAAAATCATTTAAAGCGTGCAAAAAACAATAATAGTCGCAATCTTGCTTATCGTTAAATGTGCTTAAATGACAATTATAATAATCTTTAGGGGTTACGTTTGATGCTAAAGTTTTGCATTCAATTTTATAGTTTTCAATTATTAAATCATACTGAAAATTTTGTGCGTGAATTACATTTTTACCTTTGTTTGTGTAATAATCAAAAACAACTATTTCACCAATTGCTCCAATTAAATTTCCTTTTCCTTTACTGATAGAATTATTTAAGACTTTAAACTCATATAAGGTTTTTGCACGTTCTAATTGTTGTTCAGTTACGTTTATTTCTTTCATTTCAGTTTTTGTTTGTAGGTTGCAATTAATTCTTTCAATTCGTCTTTTGTCCACTTCTTTGTTTCGTGTGCAATTGCTTGGAGTTCCATTAGTTTTTGTGAGCCTATTCGTTTTTCTATACCTATTTGATAATTCAACAAGTTACCGCTTAAATAAGTGTTGCAATGTTCACATTGTAAATGACAATTTTCTTCTGAAAACCTTACGTTTGAGTGTCCGCCTTGCGAATAATAATGACCAGCATTTTCTTTTTTGCAAGGCTTATCACACGAAATGCAATTTAATCCGTTGTCTCGGTGTCTTATGTAACGATTA